AAACTGATTTTCGTCACTTCATTCATCATCTTTATGAATTGGGGTGTTAGATTGTGTGCTCTTACTATCTTGAGGTTTGCATAATGAAGAAGGAATTTATTTGTGTTAAACCAAAGAGTACAGTAGCAAAGGATAGGTTTCTTAGTGATATGAGGGAACTACATAGTTGTGTAGTGAATAATAGAAAGGATGGACTGACATTTGTTGAGTCTATTTCTGGAAAATATTCTTTTTGTCTTAATGAACATTCAGACGATCATTGGGAGGTAATTAAATGATGCCACTCTTAGCATTTGCAGCAACAATAGAATTGCAATGTACTGATGTGGATAAGTTTATGGAGAATGTTGATAAGGTAAGAATAGTACATATGACTAAGGTGCAGAAGAAAGAGGTGAGGGAAGCACTTGAGTCATTTGTAACAGAAAGATGTCCTAAATCTAAAGAGAGTATAAAATTTATAGATACTTAACATATATCATGTTAGAATCTCCTCACATTACTCTTAAAAACCATGTTAAATTTAGATGAACGATACCATTCTTACCTGAGTGGAGAGAAAAAACTTAGAATTGATGGAATAGAGGAACAAATCAAGTCATATGGTTATACAGACAATGGTAGTGATATTGATGGGTATTATATAACAACAAAGAATTATCAGTTATACTATAATTTAGAGGGGAGTTTTAAAAAGATGGTGGCACTTGACAAAGTAGCAGTTTAACTCTACAATTAAATTATTATTTTATTCATTATGGCAAAGACACTAACAAAAATTGATGTAATAAAATTAGCAGAAAATATAAGATCTGGCAATTATCCAACTGAAAAAATTAAACTTGATCAGTTTTTTACTAAAACTTTTGATGGTGATTGGGTTCCAGATCCTGATAAACGTATTCAAGTTCGTGGCACAACTAGGGATGTAAATTTTATTATTCGTGCAATTAATAAGATTCAATCATCTGGGGATGATAGTGGACTTGAACCATTAACTTGTGTGAGGATGCCTAATCGTGATTTGTTAGTGATTAATGGTTCTCATACATCTGAGATACAAATTAAAATAGGTAAGAAAGAAGCAGATGCTCATATTATTGATTGGGTAAAAGATTTAGGTGGAAGAATGTCCATTGCTCAAAGAATGGGAAATCTACTTAATTTTCAAAATGTAGAGAAGGTCTCTACACATGATGAAGATGTAAAAAATGAACTATATCAGTTCATGGCAGAGAAAAGAGAAGCAGGTCTTGATCCTAAACCAACAGAAGATGAAATTCAAGAATTTGTAGACATTTATCCTTCTGTGAGTAGAAGAACAATAGGACAATGGATATCTAATACTGATGCTGGTGGAAGAAAAAAACCACGTATAGAGTATACTGATTCAGAATTAGCATCTGCTGCAAAACGTTATACAAGTTCACAAAAATATGTTGACTATGTTATTTGCAACCCTCAAACTGTAGCACATTGGAATGATACTGGCACAGCAACTCCAATGAGTTTAATGGCAACAGAAGGGAAGACTAAAGCACTTGTTGTTTTTTATTGTTCTACAATTGAACAAGTAGAATCATGGAAAAGTGGAAAATTAGAGAAAAAGATTAAAGCACATTACACTAAACTCAATAATTATTATGAAGTAACTATTGAGTATGATATGCTTAGATATGAATGACACTTTCTAAACTGTCCACTAACCCTTGACTATTGCAGTCAGGGGTTTTATTATACTTGTACTGAGGGAAATTTATGATTAAATTACGTCCTCATCAAGAGAGGATTGTTAAGACAATGACTCATACTACTAAAGGTCAGGTGATTGTGCCTACTGGTGGTGGTAAGACAATGTGCATGATTACTGATGCACATAGACAATTTCAATATGGTAATCAAACTATTGTAGTTGTAGCACCCAGAATATTATTAGCACAACAATTATCAGATGATTTCTTAAAGATAATTGATAATGCTAAGGTGTTGCATGTACATAGTGGTGAATCAGATCATTTTAGTACAACTAACTCAAATACTATTAGTGAGTGGGTTGTAAATAATTGGAATGATAATAAGATTATATTTACTACATATCATTCATTACATAGAATTAAAGAGTCTAGTATTCCTGTAAATACAATATACTTTGATGAGGCACATAATAGTGTACAAAGACATTTTCATACTCCTACTAGATTTTTTGCAACTACAAATAATCGTAGGTGTTTCTTCTTTACTGCTACTCCTCATCATATCAAGAATGATGAAAGAGGTATGAATAATCAAGAAGTTTATGGTAGAGTTATTGAGCAAGTACCAGCACCAGAGTTAGTTGATGCTGGTGTTATACTACCACCTAAAGTAGTAGTTAATCAATGTGAAATGATTAGAGATAGGAAGGCAACTTGTAAAGAGGATGTTCAGAATATATTTTCTAGTATTGATTCCAATTCTGTAGATAAGATATTAATTTGTGCCAGAAGTACTAAACAAATTGCTGAAATTGCATGTGATATTAATTTCTGGGTTGGTGTAGGTGAACGTGGATATTCTTGGATGTTTATTACATCTAAGCATGGTGCATTTATTGATGGTAAAAAAGTTGCTAGAGATAAATTCTTTGATACATTGAATAAGTGGGGTAAAGATGATAATAAGAGATTTATAGTAATGCATCATAGCATACTTTCTGAGGGCATAAATGTTAATGGACTAGAAGCAGTATTGTTTCTTAGGTCTATGAATTATATTGGAATTAGTCAAACTATTGGTAGAGTAATTAGGAAAGGAAATGTTAACAAACAGTTTGGTATTGTTTCTATTCCTGTGTATAATAAAGTTGGCATCACTACATCAAAAAGAGTTGGTGCAGTTGTTGATACTATATTTGAAAAGGGTGAACCAGCAATTTCTATTTCTAGGAGGTAATTTATGAATCAAACTAACAAACGTTGTTTAAAAGAACTAGATACTTATTGGAATGAAAGATTGGCATTTCTAGCACAATCTGATAGATTAGATGATGCTGAAGCACTCTATTCAGAGTATAATATTGATGGTGAAAATTTAATTTATGAAGCATTTGATCGTAATGCAGACATCTTATTTCTGGAGTATTTAAATGACTTATGAACCACAAGTAGATGACTATGTAATATGGAAAAGACCAAGTGGTGACTGGGAAGAGGGATGGGTTTATTTTAAGGGAGATCCTGTAGATAATGAGAAAAGAGTTAAACAAGGATGGAATGAAGTTTCACAATATATTACTATTGAAACTCATGTATATCCAAAAAGAGAATGTAGATATACAAGTGGTAAACCAATGAGACATAAAAATATTCATTGTTTATTAATATGTAATAAAGACAATTGGCATGAATTAGAGTATGTTAAAAACAGAAGAGTTGAGGCACATTATAAAGAATTAGCACAAATACAGAAAGAAGAGAAGAAAGAAGAGGATAGATTAGCAGCAATGTATAAATCACAAGATCGTCCATTAGATACAGATAGTTACAGTCAAATACCAGCAAGATTTTAAGTATTAATACATATTTGAGAAATGTTGCAGAAATATGATAATTTGCTGACAAAACATATAAATAATGATAGAATTGGGGAACAAGATGTAACCAAACCTTACTGGTTATGTGTTAATTATTAGAGAGGATTTTATGCACAATCTTATGTCATTCAATCAATTAGCATCATGGAAAGAAATAGAAATGTCCCAACAAGATGATAGGGAGTTAGTAAACGATTACTTCAATTGTCTAATTGAATGTGAAGATGACCAATCAAGTTGTAAAACTATTTGCAGAGACATCCTAATGTAACAAATAACATTAAAACCCTAGTTGACACTAGGGTTTTTTTGTGCAATAATGTATATGATATGTCATTTATTATGCTTAGTAAAGAGAAAGTAAGAAACCAAGTTAAGTCAAGATTCTATTACTTATTCTGGGGAATTGCAACTGTTTCTGTTGTTTTAGGACAGTTATATGTTGGGAGTGGGTATAGAATATTTGCACAATCATTGCTGAGAATATTTGATACCATTGAAATTGAGGTAGGTGAAGAGTATAATAATGAAAGATTTTACTGATGAAGGATACAATCTTATTTGGCGATTGTAGAGAAACTCTTAAACAATTTGATGAAAAAGCAAGGTGTTGTGTTACATCTCCACCTTATTATGGTTTAAGAAACTATGGATCGGAGGATTGTCAGATAGGGTTAGAAGAATCTCCAGAAGAGTATATTCAAAAATTAGTAGAAGTATTCCAAGAGGTAAGAAATAATCTAACAGATGATGGAACATTATGGTTAAACATTGGTGATAGTTATTATAACTATAGACCTGGAAAAGGGCAAGCATTAAATAAACAATCTGTATCAAATACTAAACAAGATTTACCTGATAAATGTGCAAGAAGAGGTAATAAATTAGAAGGATTAAAAGAGAAAGATTTAATTGGTATTCCTTGGATGTTAGCATTTGCATTA